CGGCCAACAAGGTATTGTTCTCACAGCACCTACGCACCAAGCAAAGAAAGAATTGTCCAAACATGCCTTGCGCAAGTCGTATACAATTCAGTCTGTCCTGAAGATTAACCCAAGCACTCTTGAAGAAAATCAAATTTTTGAGCAGAAAGGTACTCCTGACTTCTCCAAAACACGTGTGCTTATCTGCGACGAAGTATCGTTTTATACCCGCAAATTGTTTGACATTCTGATGCGAAATGTTCCATCTCACTGTGTTGTTATCGGCATTGGAGATAAGGCGCAAATTCGGGGAGTATCAGAAGATGATACGCATGAACTCAGTCCATTCTTCACAGACAATCGATTTGAACAAGTTGAATTGACCGAAGTAAAGCGTCACCAAGGCCCAATCATTGAAGTTGCAACAGATATCCGAAATGGCAAATGGATTTATGAAAAGCTTGACGATTCTGGTAATGGAGTAAAGCAATTTCATACGGTCAAAGATTTTCTTTCAAAATATTTCGAAAGAGCAAAAACGCCCAATGACCTACTTGAAAATCGCATAATGGCTTACACAAACAATTCTGTTGATAAGCTAAATTCCGTTATCCGCAAACAGCTGTATGGGGCAAACGCTGCGCCATTCTTGCCGGATGAAATACTGGTCATGCAAGAACCACTCATGTTTGACATAGACATTGGTGGCCAAACTCTAAAAGAAGTCATTTTCAACAATGGACAAAACGTACGGGTTATAAACGTCAAACCTTCTCGCAAAACGCTTAAAGCGAAAGGTGTCGGCGAAATTGAAGTCGAATGCACAATGCTTGAGTGTGAATCTTATGAAGAAGATGAAGATGACTATAGACGGGCGTGGTTTACGGTTGTTCATGACCAAAATACTCAATATGCAATAAACGAATTTTTGTCTATTATTGCTGAAAAATATAGAAGTCGTGAAGTTTTCCCCAACTGGAAAGACTTCTGGGCAATACGCAATACTTTCACCAAAGTTCGACCCTTGGGTGCAATGACATTTCATAAATCACAGGGTTCAACATTCGATAATGCATATCTTTTTACTCCGTGTTTGCATCAATATTGCAGAGACCCAGATGTTGCACAGGAATTGATTTATGTCGGAAATACTCGTGCCCGCAAAAATGTCTGTTTCGTATAAGTATCCCGAAAAAGCGATTTATAGACCAGGCCAACTGGTCTATTTTATCAAAAACGGGTATCGCTATAGTGGAACCGTATTACAATACAAATTCGGAGGTTATCGCATATTGAGCGATGCTTTTGATATGGTATTGCACATTAAACCAAACCAAGTGGAGAGTAGATTAGTATGAGCAAAGTGACGGATTTTATTATTGACTGGGAAACTATGGGTAATGCTCCTGACGGCGCAGTAGTTGACCTTGCTGTTTTGGTGTTTGAGCATGACCCATACAAACTGCCTACATTTGAAGACCTTTGCAAACGCGGGCGTCGATTCAAATTCAACCTGCAAGAACAAAAAGGCATGAGATTCTTTGACCAAGGAACAATCGATTGGTGGAAAAAACAAGATGTCGAAGCTCAAAAGCATCTTAAACCATCGAGCGAAGATGTCAGCGTCATGGAATTTTATGAAAGCTTCCTTGATTTTCTTGCAGCACAAGGGTTTGACAAGAAAACAGGTCAAGGCTGGTGTCGCGGTCAAAGCTTCGATTTTCCTATTATGGTCGATGTTATCCGCAAAATTTACAACACCCGTGAAACATTCAAATATGAGCCGTGTTTCTTCTGGCAACAACGTGATGTTCGTACTGCTGTAGAAGCTACTCTTCTGATGCGAGATATGACCATGTGCCCTATGCCAAAGGGTGTTTTGGATGGATTTGTTGCTCATAATGCAATTCACGATTGTGCCAAGGCTGCGCTAGAATTGCTTTATTCCAAGCGATATGCGCTCGGTCTTGACGATATTCCCACTGGTGATGGTGTTGACCTGCGGAGTGTCCGCAAATGATAGTTGTTTTTGGAGAGGGGTTGAAAAAACCCCTTCTTTTATCGCACATCACCTGGCATGATGGCAAAATTCAAAGTGCTTATGTCATTAACGGGGCATGGGAATTTAGCAGGGTTGATGGAGTTTTGTGCGTCGAAGGTGATGCTTATTCTCCGATGGAAGAATTCCAAATTGGAATAGATGTTCCTCAAGCATTTGTTAGTGATGATTATAATACAATCATCGAATGGGCTAAAAATGAGGTATCAGAATGATTTACGAACATTACGACGCAGATAGCTTCTGGGGTACAACGATCCAAACAGCAATGGAAATCCGAAATCGGTTGAATTCAACGATGTTTCTGCGGTTTGTCAAACGAAAAGATTATAATGCGCGATACGAAGCGTTGATTAAATCTATTGGTGAAATGCTTGGGCAAAAGCATCCGACGGCCAAAACATGGGTTGCAAAACCAAATCCTTTCAGGGATGGTGTACTAGTGGAGATTCGAGAATGAAAGAAAATTACGCTTGGCTAGCATATCACTTCGGCTTGGTTCCAGCAAATGGTTGCAAATACGGCACACGTGGATTCACACTTGCTAACAATAACCCGCACTTTGCAAAATTCATTTCAACTGAAGATTTTTGTGCTATTTTGCGAGTCGCACGACACTGCTTCCTTAAGGGCCGCGGAGTTGCCGTTCATGATCATGACAGATTGATTTACGGCTGCTTGTCTGGGGCGGATGAGCTTTTTATCAGAAGTCGAGACACTCGAAAACTGAACCAGTTTTGGCTATCAAAATCAGCGACTCATCATGTTTTGAACCGTGTAATCAACACTGATTTCCGATGGATTCAACGAACCAAACGAGGCCCAAAATGGATCAGCAAGTAAATGAAGAAGTAGTTGTTTATCTGGATATTGACGGTGTTCTCAATACGCAGGATGATCACATGGAATGGAGAACTGACAAGAACAGTCACTTGTATCGGGTTTCACCATACAATCGTGGCGATTTTGTCAGCAACCATAGACTCAGTTTGCTAAGGGAATGGGTAAAGAAACATGATGCTAAAGTGGTTATAATTAGCTCGTGGGTCGTTTTGCGTGATACTGGAAAAATGATATGCGATTTTCTCGAACTTCCATATCATTCAGAAGCATACGATACTGGCGGTGGAAAATCTCGTGGCACCGGTGTTCTTCGTCATGTAGCCGATCATAATATCCATAGATGGGTGGTCTTGGATGACGCCAAGTGCATGCATGATCACGATGAGGTCCTGCTTAGGCACCTGGTTCATATCAGAGGCGGTCTCAATGAATCATATTTGGAAGAGGCAGACTTCATTCTGTGACACCGGATGGTCCCACGTGGAGAGTCACCTGGGAAACAGCATAAATAAAAAGTCAGTTGAATTGATAAAACAACTGAGTGATTAACTGGAATAAAAAGAACCGGGCTTCGCCCGTCGTGCTTGCACGAATCCAGTTTGTCGTTTCATCTGATTTATATAGGGGCTCTTCGGAGCCCCTTTTTGTTTTCAAAACTAGTGTACAAGATAGTGCTTCATGATAAAATAGCTTCAAGTTAAACAACAAGGAGTACTTTTTATGATTTACACAATTAACAAATTCGGTGTAGCATTTGCAATTGAAGCCAACATTTGTGCTTATTCGATTGCTTCTAGAGGCTGTCAAGTTTTCTCATGTGCTGACGATATGTATGCTACTATGGATCCTCAGGCTGTCGGTTACGAGTATCACGTCAAGCAAGATGGCGATGCTATCATTTGCGAACTCGAACAGACCAACGTTCGTGTAGAAAAAGATTTTGTCGAATTTATCTCTGAGTACGAAATTTAAGTGTACAACTTGATGTGGCTGTTTTATAATGGCCACATCAAACAAACATGGAGTAATGAAAATGCGTATTTCCAAAGATTTCTTCCTTGACGTAATGTTTTCCAACAAGGTTTCTGTTGTCGAGAAATCCCACGAAGAGTATCTCTGCTATACTACTGTTCTGTATGTTTTTGAAGGCAATACTCGAATTGCTGTTCTCGAACGTGTTATCACCGCAGAAGGTACCACTTGGGTTCTGAAAGAAGGAATCTACGAAGAACTGAAAGGAAAAATATGATGGGAGCTCCGAATCACAGATTGCTGCTGTGTGAAGAAAAAAGTCATGGAGTTGAAAAAGAACTGTATGACCTTTTCATCGAAATGAACTCCATTGGTGCAAACAATCAAGACACTTGGGGCAAACTCTTTAAGACTAAGGCATACAATGAGTCTCAGGCTCAAATGGCTGAGTATAAAGAGAAAATTCGCAAAATCATTGCGACTAATTTCCCGCAATCTGTAGCGTACGCGTACGAGCTGATCGGTTTGAGGGGAATTGTCGATGTTTCCATGAAACGTGGACAACGAATTTTGGTGCAACTTCAATATGAGCAATAAAAATGAGAATTCGTCTTGTTGATGAGAAAGGTTTCATAAATGCAAACCGCCAAGACAGTCAATCTTACAAATTGGCAAGGTCTATTGTTGAATTTGCAAAAGGGAGGCAACTTCGTGTTATAGGCAATGATGGCCCCGAATGGCTTCTCAATGTCTGCGGTCGTTGTTGGCGCGGCAGAATTTCTGCAAACTGCAAGCAATATTTTGAGGTTCAAAATGAAAATTAAATTGAAAATCCCTCTTTCCGAATATCAACAGCGTTTTTGCAAAACGGAAGGGCAGAGGTTGTGGGCAAGTACGCTTGAACTGAAATCCAAATCTGGAGAACTTGAAGTTCTCGAAACAATGCCAGATGGGGCATTGAGAACAAATGCTACTTTCCTCGGATACCACATTGGAATTCCACTCGAAGAACAACGATATTTTGAATTTGAGGAGCAAAAATGATTGATGACGTTAAAATCGATATGACTAGCAGCTTTAACGCTAGCATGGCTGTTCCTGCATGATCGATGGGCTTTGTGATGGGCAAGTTGATGGAAGAAGTAGGTGAATTTGTCAAGTCGCTGAACCAGCCAGAACGCTGCGATGAGCGGCCGGTCGCCGAAGCTGGGTAGACAGCGACCATGCCGTAGTTATCACGAAATGCAAAGGCTTAAGTTTTGATGATTTTTACAATGCAATGCGCAAGATTCGAATTGTTGAAAAACCGAGTGTGACTCGGCAAGAGTTTGAGATATGCTTTCGGCTATCGCGGAGCGATCACAAATTCCGATAGAAAATTCTTGTGCCTTATGGAAAGATTAAACGCGAAAGTTCGCAAAACACCAGGTAGTGATATAATGGGCACTACTCTATCAATTCATTATGAGGAATATT